TTTCCTAAAGCAGGAACTTGAAGAGGGACTCGAACCGATTACTAAACGAGTGGACGCTCTGGAAAAGAAACTAGATCTTTTAATCTTAACTGCTCAGCGGATTGAGACATTACTCAACGCTATGAAACCAGTTGTAGACTTGATCAAAAAGATTCCCTTCATTAAATAACTCCAGGAAGGGGAAACCCTTCCTTTTTACTATGGCCATTTCATTTAAAAATGTAGCAAAATTCTACCAAAACGAGCCTCAGCAAGATGCTGCTCTTGAGTGGCTTGACAAGCATTGCCCCGAAGAGGTAAAAGCCGGGTTTGAAACCGAATGGCGCAAAGAGGCCCCGGTAGGGAAATCGTCAGGAGCCCGAGTTCCTAAACAAGCTCTTGACCTCATTAAAAAATACGAGGGCTGGCGAGAAAAACCATACATTTGCCCCGCAGGGGTAGCCACTATTGGTTACGGTTGCACTTTCTATCCGGACGGTCGCAAAGTTTCAATGTCCGACCCGGCTATCACAAAAGAGAAAGGTGAGGAGTACCTTCGTGTAGTAACTGACAAGTCTTTCGTGTCCGTTCTGGAGAAAACTATTCCCAACTGGTCTGGTTTGACAGACGGACAAAAGTCTGCTTTGATCAGTTTCGCATACAACCTTGGCGCTCATTTCTACGGAGACGAGTCCAACTTTGGGTCAATTACTCGTGACCTGCGCGACAAAAACTACTCGAACGTGCCAACCACCTTGCTGAAATACCGTAACCCTGGGTCGGCATTCGAAGAAGGTCTTCGCAAACGCCGCGCCGAAGAGGGTGCTATCTGGAAATCCTGACTCACTATGGCAAACTTTGACCCCAAGAAGTTTTTCGACTTCGCCCAGTTCGCAGACCCCGCTAACCCTAAACATGTTGCAGCGTATGCTGACCTGTTTCGGGAACTCACAGAAGTGAAGCCGGAACTCCTAACCGACGAAGCCAACTGGGTCAAAATCTATCGCACGCAACCTCCTGTAGGTGCAGTGCTGAATGTACCCTACTTCTCGCAGCGGGACAACTACCGCGACGCATCACGCACTTGCTTTAGCTCAAGCTGTGCAATGCTTACCGAAACTCTCAAACCCGGGACACTACCTGGAGCCAAAGGCGATGACAAGTATGTCGAACAAGTATTCAAAAGGGGCGACAGCACCGATGCGTCCGTACAGATTCAAACTCTCAAACACTTTGGCATTTCTGCAAGGTTTGTTACTAACGCAACGTTCAACCTTCTCGATTCTCAATTGGCGGCGGGTATACCCGTACCAGTTGGAATTTTACATCATGGCCCAGAGTCTTCACCGGGAGGCGGAGGACATTGGATCTGTGTCATTGGTAAGGATGGTGGCGATTACGTCTGTCAAGACCCCTGGGGAAAGTTAGATAACGCGACGGGGGTTTACAACTCAACCAACGGAGCTAAAATAAAGTATAGCAAAAAGATGTTATCACAACGTTGGACAGTAGAGGGAGATGGAAGTGGCTGGTGTATTGTTGCTAGCAAATAACGGGTAAAACTTTGTACCTTACGTTTTAGTAACGATGGCTACCAAAAGCCAGATTACTAAACAACGAAATGAAACCATGAAAAGAGCAGTTTGCTTGGCAACCAGCGTTCAAGTGGCTGTTCTAGTGTGGTCTGCCGCTATACTTACTGCAGGGTGGCTAGGCGTCATTAAAAATGCCGACACCACCTTCACCGCTGGTATTTTTACCAGCATTCTTGCTAACTTCGGAGTGCAGGCACGCAGAAATCCCGAAGAAGAATCAACAGAAAAAACCAATACACCGCCCAGAGCAAAACCAGAGCCAAAGTCTGAGCCGAAACAAGAACCAACTGCAGTTATTCGTTCTTCGAAATCTCAAACTCAGCCATGAAAAAAGTTCTGCTGGTTGCTGCGATTCTATTCGCTGGCAATGTTAACGCCGCAGAAATCACCAGTCGAATCACCGACAGCGTTTCTTTAAAAGTAAACCCCAAAATTGTTATTTCTGAGCCTACCAGCGCGTCTTACACTGTGTCAGGTTCTAACATCACCGCCGGCACCCTGGGTGGTGTTGGTGGCGCCGGTTCTTACTCTGTAAAGAACGATGGTCAAGCATTCACATTCTCTGAAACTAACTCGGCAGTGGGAGTTGTGACTACCACACAAGATTTCGGAGTGGCTGGTACCCTGGCTGGAGAACTCAAGGCTAACACCGTGCCAACCATTACAGCTGGTGGTGCTAACACCGAGGCCACTGCGCAGCGCAGCATTGAACTGAGCGTATTCAAATGAGGTACATCCTGGCAGTTTTAACGCTGCTGGGATGCTCGGGGGCCATGGCTGAGTCCGTTGTCCCCACTTTCAGCAGAGGCACAGTAGACAGTACAACGACCACAAAAACCAGAGTCACCGAAAGCATTCACCAAATAGACTACTCGACGGGCACATCCTACACCGTGAGTGGCACTAATATAAATATCCCTGGCAATCCACAACCCGGAGCCAACTATACCATACAAATACAGGGCGCTCCTTTTCAATTTAGCGAGACTATTTTAGGTCCCGGGATTGCTAAAGAAACATGGGTAGAACGAGTTACCGAGCAAGATTCTGTCACGCGATCGCTTTCTGTCTTTACACAGTAACGCCGGTGTTGGCGCAACAAGCGCCGCAAACCCCTGTCACAAACATTGCAGGGCCCTCCGCGTCTTCCACCGGATCGGTCACAAACCAAGCGGTTCAAGTCATGAACGGCATGTACATGACAAACTCGTATGGCGGGGGCACATCGTGTCAGGGTCCTTCCCTAAACCTTTCCCCCTTTATCTACGGGGGCACCAACTACAGCGACGACCCTAAAACCTTTCAGAACTACAACATAAATCCCGGTCTTGCTGTAACTTTTTCTTTGCCACTTGACAATCAACTCCAAGACCTCTGCAAATCAAAAGCACAAGCAGAAGTTGATAGGCAGAAAGCAGAGACTGCCAAAGCGAAGTTGGACTTTGAGTTGGTGCGTCTATTAAAATGCGGGGACGCCAAAAAACAAGGCATCGAGTTTCACCCTCAGTCACCTTATGCGGCTATATGCGCTGACGTAGTCATCCGAAAGTGAACTTGGCAGACATTTTCTTAGCCAGTTTTTTAGCAGAGATAAAGTAGTTGAATCGTTTGGCCCCCTCTTTAGTGAATCTTTCCTTCACTGGTTCGTCAATAATAATTTTGTGATCCGTTTCAAATAAGTGATCGGCGTCTATAAGGTCCCTCAGGTACTGCTCTGGATTTTGAACACGAGTGCTCAGGACTTTCACACCTTTGTCAGAGTATTCAATAACACTTACCTCCCCTTCTTCTTCCACAAAGTGGAGTACGGGTTTTGTACTTTTTAACTTGACTTTGAATCGGTCCCGGGCCAGTTTCTGTATCACTGGGGCTGCTGCCGTTCGGGCCTGATTAAATATCAAAGCAGTCACCAGAGTGGCTGAAGTACCAACAACAGCCGTGGCACTGGCTTGAACCACAGCCTGAGGCGTTGGGATGTTCACATCTTGCCCCGCTATCTCCATGGTGAAAGTGTCTTTGGAAGGCTTTGGTTGAGTTTCCGCAGCTGAAGGAGTTTGTAAAACGGGGGCAGGAATAATAACCTTCGGTATTTTCGGGGTGTCCGGTAGCTGCCTTGCAGGTTGTTCGGTTTCCTCACTGGTTTGGCTTTCTGATTTGGGTGCCGTAGGTGCTGGAGGTACCTGCGGAGGCAACTCAATTCGAGGGTAGTCTATCCGGGGAACTGGAACATCCACAACGGGTACTTGTATAGCATTCACTACTGGTGGTGCAACCCTGTCCACAACCGGTGCAGGTAATCTCTCGATTACATTCCTGGGCGTTCTTAGTGGTTGTAAAATCTCCATATCAACTTTTACCTTAGGGTAAAGTTTACGAAAGCTGAGACAAACAGCGGCCGAAAAATGAGCGAAAGGAGAACCTGGAGCAACCCTCACAGGGACCCGTGGAATGCACCGATAGCTAATATACTAAAAGCAATAGACGAACACAACAGAGAGTATTTCCGCACCGGAAACCCTTGGCATTTGCAGAAAGCTGTGATGCTGCGGGAGTACCTTGTTGAGTTGAAAGGGTGGATCGGCAGAAAAGAACACGGGTAAAAGTTGACATCATACAGTAATCTCATGGGATACATCTCGGAGGCTGCCCTCAAAAAATTTAATTCAATGTGTGCGGAGGGCGTGGACTTTGGTGAAGGCCCTGCCTATGACTTTGCCATGTGCTTGATGACAAATGGTGACATCTATGGCATTGAGCCGGGGGAAGC